AGAACTACGAATCCAGCAACGAGGCCTACGTCATCGAGGACTACGGCTTCGGCTGCCTGGTCGAGAACATCGAGCTCGTCTAAGCATGACCAGCCCCGCCCGCGCCCACCGCCTGCGCGCCCTCGCTGCCAACC